ATTAATGGAAGAGCAATACTTCACGATGGATCACTATTCTCAGATTCTAAGTAAGAGACTTCTGTTACTTGGATAATAACATTTATCGAATAAACAAATAAAAATTGATCATGGAAAAGCTAATAGAAGTATTTAATTTGGGTGGTTTACCGACTACCCCGCTGGATTCATTCTTAGAGCTTCAGGAAGATACTTTTAAAATTATCACATGAAACAAGGCCTGACACCCACTTCTGACGTCGATAAAGCCATTCTGATTGGTGACGAATATATATCCCAAGTGCGTACGTTTGGCGCACTTGGATACTCTGCAGATCGCATCTGCAATCTCTTGGGTTTGCGTGGAAATGAAAAAATAGCTCTTAGTATCCGGATCACTCTGCCTGGTGATGTCTATAACGATGCTTACAACAATGGGCGTGTTTTGGGGGAGTACAATATTGATGCAGAGTTGGCGAAACGCGCTGAATCTGGAGAGATTGATGCTATTACCACCTTAGAAACCCGCAAAAATGAACGTATAGAACTTGAACTTCGAAAGAATTTATTCGGCGTATGACACAACTTGATATACTTGATAAGATACATCCAGATATGATATCAGCTTTCCTGGTTTCAGGGAAAAGCGATGGCATACCGGCTGATGTGCAACTCTTCCTCAAGCAGCTGCAATGGGCTGCTGAAATATACGAATACGAACGGAACATTACCCGTGCAGCCAAGCTACTCAAGCAGCGCATTAATGCCCTGCAGCATCTCTATCTCGACGAACGTACCTGTAAAGCACGTATATATGCTGCCATCAACTACTTTTCGATTGATAATAATGTGTCTATCAAAGTTTGGGAGTCCAATTATGCAGATAAATATGAAGATCTTGCGAAGCTATGTTCCGTTCGTGGTGATTACAAAACACAGAAACAGTGCTATGATGCTGCCGCCGAATGTCGCCGACGGGCATCGGAAATTGCTGAAGCTGATCGTGATCTTGGTGTTGTTTTCTTGATTTCTCCGGATATCACTCCGGAGGAACTCGGGTACTCTAAGAAGTCGTTGAAAGAGATAGCGTCCAAGCATAACGCAGGTTTCTACTTGAACTTGATTGATAAGCTTCCCATTGAGAAAGAAGAGAAAAAACGCCTCTTACGTGATGCTGACATTCAAGAGGCTGAGTTTGAAGAAATAAACGAAGAATAGTCATGTCAATAGAACTCTATTCCCAATCTCAAACGAAGCTTTCTGCAGGCTGTGATACCTTCGACGCCACTGCCTATTTTGAAAGTTACTACATGAACTCCATGCAGATTCAGGTGAATGTTCTGGATCCTAACAATATCTTTGTTGAAGGTGCTCGTGCTGTTGGTAAGACTGAAGGAGTAATGGGACCGCGTATTATCCGGGTAGCAAATGATATGCCTGGAGAACTTTCTTTCCTGGTACACAAAACTTATATTGCCCTAATGACCAATGTATGGCCTAATATCCAAGCGTACTTTTCCCGCCCTGTCACCGTTGCTGGTCGCGTTCGTCCGATGTTAGAATATGGCATAGACTATGTGGTGGGAGAGGCTAAGATACCATCTCACTTTCGCCGCCCACGTTACCCTATTGCCTATCCTAAACACAGTATTTTGTTTCGTGATGGCCATCACTTGCAAATGGTAAGTTCTGACCAACCGGAGTCTGTCGCCGGTCGTTCAGGTGTGCATGCCTTTATCGAAGAGATGAAGCACAACAAAGGTGAGAAGTTAAAGACACGGCTTTTCCCGTCACTTCGTGGATCTTCTGCCGAGATCCGTATGTCACAATATTATCAGGGTGTAACAGGTGTGTCCGATACAGCTCGTGTAGATCTTGGCGAAGATGACTGGTTCGAAGAGTATGAAAACAATATTGACCAGGCACTTCTTGAGGAAATTGCTACAGTTTCTCTGCATGTTAATGCAGCTATGTACAAGCGTTACAAGCTGTTTGCCCAACAGAAACAAACAACGAATCCGGTTATACTCGAAGCTATCCGTCTCGAACTTCAGAAAGTAGAACGTACCCTCGTACTCTGGAAACCTCGCATCGCTGATATGCGTCGTAACGCTACGTTGTATGTACGTGCCAGTTCTTTTTGTAACAAAGATATATTAGGACCTAAATTCTTTAAAACTCAGCTTGATACGCTTGATATTGATGAATTTCTGACTTCTATCTGTGCTATTCGACATAAAGAAGTTGTAAATAAATTCTTCGCAAACTATAAAAAAGAGTTTCACCAATTTTCCGACAGTTATATTTATGAGTCTATCCTGAAACTCGACCTCCGGGAACACTTTATTCTAACAGCCCGTTATTTGAAGCACTATAATAAACGTGACGAACTACTCGTCGGTTATGATCCCGGCCACTTCTCCAGCCTGGTTGTTGGCCAGGAGAAAGACTATGGTTCAGAACTCAGGATACTGAAGGAGTTCTTCTGTTACTATCCGGATGAACAGCCTGAGCTTGCCCGTCAGTTTTACGAGTTCTTTGGTCAGGATGCTGTCAATAAACATATCATTCTATATCCGGACCGTGCCGGCAACAAGAAGAAAGAGGACTTGGAAAAGATAACCACCGACTCCCGCATTCTCAAGCGAGAGTTGGAGTCTTACGGCTTTACTGTTGAGCTGATGAACGAAGGCCAGGCGACAGTTTACCACTGGCAACAGTTCAAGCTCTTGCTCCTTATCTTTGGCAATCGCAGTAACGCATTGCCCCGTGTTCTTATCGACGAAAATGAGTGCAAAAATTTATGTAGTGCTATTATGTTATCTCCCCTTAAAAAAACGGATGGTCGTATTGAATTGGACAAAAATTCAGAAGTGAAAGTACCGCTTAAACTTCAAGCCGGGCTGACAACACAGATACCAAGTGCACTTATTTACTTGCTTTTTGGACGTTACGGTGACCGTGTCCAAAGTGAATTATCATCAATCCCGATAGATTTACCGGATAATTTCTCTATAAATTAATTATTAATTCTATGAAAAGTTTGTCTTTATCCATAATAATAGCCCTGTTTGACATTGAGAAGTATGCTAATCTATTGAAACCTAATCTAATCACGTTTCAAAAGTTTATTTCTTTTTTTTCGTCAGACTCCTATCTCCACGCCCCGCTGATAATTCGAAGTGAGGTGCATCCCTCTTCTTTTTACAGGAAATATGAGGGAGTGCCTCTTCCGGTCCTTTTGGAGGTGTTCTCAAACAAGTATTTTCGAGCATGGAAACTACAATGACAGGACCGCATGCACTGCAATGGGCAAAAGAGATATCGAAGCTTCCTGATGGATGTTTTACTATTGCATTCTTTCCTTGTTCAAGGCAAAAGGGAGAGGCTTCTGATAAGCTAACCATCCGGGAGGGGTGTAAGTTCCGGACTCAGTTGCCACATGAAAGGTTTAGTATCGATGGTGAGAACTTGTTCCTCTTCAGTGATGCTGGTGGAGAACCAAAGATGTGCTACAGGATCCTGATTCGATACATGGGTTTTCCACAGGATAATTTTAAACTTCATAAAATCGATTGGTTATGAGTGACGTGAAGATGCTGGGTGACTATGGTTGCTACATCGATGAAAGTAATGTGATATCGTTTCAGGTTGGGGATAATCCTCGTATAGGAATGGAAGATCCTGGTTTTTCAGTGGAAGACTACAATTCGTTCCCTGATTTACAATGGCAGACGATTAACGGTTATCAAGTGTGTAGTCGTGGACACAATAACATGAAGTGTGAAGAGGTAGCTGCAGATCTTAAAAAGAACCGGTTGTTACCTCGCTTAATTACTAAGCAGATGAATATGCTGTATGGAAAGGGACCAGCAGTGTATAAAACAGTGTTTGCTGATGGTAAATTTAAGCGCGAATGGGTTGAGTGTCCGGAAATCATGAATTGGCTGGATTGTTGGAAAGATCGTGGACTTGAAAGTGACTATAAAGAAGTCGCAAAAGCTCTTATTAAAGACTTCTATTATTTTCGTGACTACTTTGTGAAGTGGAGATTTTCGGTCGGTAGAAACTTTGGAGCACTACCTGTTGCTGGTATTGAGACGATGGAGAACAGGCATTGTAGACTGGCCACAACAAAGAAAGATGCCGCTACTGATCTGGTATACTATCGTGACTTTCGTTTTATAGCTGTTGGGCGTTGGAATTATGGGATATCCAATTTTAAGATTTATCCGAAATTTAATTTGGCTGATGTAGATAACTATAAGTATGCAGCTATTTCGCATCACCGGGAAAAATCAGTAGATGAGTTTTATGGTGTTAATGAGACACACGAAGGTACCAAAGAATATATTAGAGGGTCTAATGCAACTGCACGATATATTAACTCCTTTTTGCGTAATAGCTTGGCCGCAAAGATACATATCATTATTCCTAATGCATGGATCAATGCAAAACGCACTCAAATTCAGAAGCTTTGTGATGAGAATAAAAAACGGAATAAAGATGGAGTGAAATTGTATGTGTTTAATGGAATCGATATAGGTACTGAATTTAAAGAGTCTACACTGATTAAATATATTCAATCTGAACTTCGTAAGATATCTCAATACCTTTCTGGAGCTGACAACCAAGGTAAAGCGTATGCAACGATTAGTTTTAAAAGTGGTGGTACTGAAGAAGAACGTTGGAAGATTGAAACAGTGGATTTGAAATACAAAGAGTATATTGAATCGCTTATTACTTATGATAAGCGTGCTGATGAAGTGTTATTATCGAGTGTTGGTCTCGACTCTTCTATTTCCAGTGTTGGGAAGGATGGTGTGATATCCAAGTCCGGATCGGATGCATATTATAATTATCTGATTTATTTGATGTCTCTCACTCCGGACGAAGAAATCTGTTGTGAACCTTTTAATTGGGCTATTCAAATAAACTTTCCTTTATTATATAAAAAAGGATATAGAATTGGTTTCTACCGGGAAATTCCAAGTCGCCAGGAAGAAGTTAAACCGAACGAACGATTAAATCAGCAAGAGTCATGATTATATTAGAAGAGTTATTTAAAAATTTGACAGAATTTCGCCAATATGCACCTTATTCTGAAACGAATATTGAATTTAAGGACCTCAATAGCTCAGCATCGTCTGCCCGAAAGCAGATATGCATTATTATTTCTAAAAAGGTTTATGATATAATCGTTAAGAGGGAAGGAGAGATACATGATGCTTTACTGACTGCAATGGCCAACTTAACGTTGGCAAAACAGTTAGTTTTTGACGTTGTCAAGCAGCGCAAATCCGACATTGACATATACAAGTATGAAATGGAAGCTATGCGCCGATCTTATATTGAGAACTATTTTAGCGGAATGGATACTTTGATTCAGTTACTTGATCAAGAAAAATTAGAAGAGTGGAGTGGATCCCGCTATTGTAAACTGCTTTCTTCTCTTCAGATACAGACTGCAGAGGACTTTGATTTTCTTTATTCAATTGATCTTTCCTATCTCTTTTTCTTCCGGATTATTCCACTTCAGAAAGAAGTACTTGACGAAGTCATGACCGGCTACTTCGAGCGCGTAGGTGATAATCAAGAGATAAAAGGTTTGCTGTTACATGCACTTGCAAAGGCTACAGTTGCTCTTGCATTGCGTCGATTGGATATTCTTGAGTTCCCGGCAACAATACGTAATCTTTTTGATGATTCTAAAACTAACCGATCCGGAAAAGATGAACAGGAACGTATGCTTACGCTTGCCAGTCAGTTAACCGACGAAGTACAATCTTTATTGAGAAGTGTCGATCTCATTTTATCTAACAATGATTCAGGGATAGTGGATACAGAAACTTCTTTTAATTCTCCGGACGATATAATCGTAATGCTGCCATGAAAGATACTATTGAATTTACGCTCCATGGGGACACCTACTTCATCCCTAATTCATGGGATCTCCTTACTCCGTTTTTATTTTCCAGTCTTGTACAAGATTTTAATCGGATGGTCAAAGGTGAACTTTCTCCGGCCATGGTGAGAGTAAACTATGTATGTAATGTCATGGGCTGGAAACCAAAGAAGATCAAAGACGAAGACTCTTTTCAGAATCTGGCTTTTCTTGCAGAGCAAGTAACATTCCCATTCGTTATCTTATATCCGGATAATGATTTGGCCCTAAAAGATATGGATCCTGAAACCAGAAAGCTTTGCAAAAAAACTCCTCCTGAGCGACTAACCAGTCTCCCCATCGCACGATATCTCTCACGTTTGGACTATCAATTTACCTTGGATAGCTGCTTTTGCAAACAACTTGTACCGGAGGTGATTGTAAATGACGAAATTTATCCTGCATATTCCATTGATACAAGTTTTAATGTTTTGACCTGTTCATTAACTGCGTTGCAATATATAGAGGCTCGTGCTTTAATGGGAAAGTCTGTAGATATGCTTCCACTTCTGGCTGCTATCTTATATTACCCAGGTACGTATTCTTCCGCAGGTGCTCATCGGTTAGCTTCAGAGTTTGCCAGCTTGACAGAATATGAACTTCAGGCGATAGCTTTCAATTTTCAGGCTTTTAATAATTATCTGTTTTCTCAAACAGAGTTTCGGTTACTCACAGCATCGAAAGAAGGTAAGAATAGTACTATTAGTACCGGTGCTCTTGAATCTCTTTATAACTTGAGCAATGATGGACTTGGGGATATTACAGTCATCGAGCAGATGAATGTTATCAAGTACCTGACTATTCTCCGAAAGAAGATTATTGAAACTGTCCGTAGCATGAGTTCTATGAAAATGGAGAAAGTTGATATTGAGAAAGAAACAGGATTGCCTATTCACATCATTAACCAGATATTATGATACTTGATTTATTCTCTTATTTCGCAAAGTTCCCCTCTAAATCGGGGGTACTTTCCATATTTACTAATGGTAGTAGTACTTATGCTCAGTATTCTGAACTGCACAATGTAATAACGAACCTTCCGGAACCTTTACTTCCTGCGATTCAATCATACGTTTTTGGGCAATCATTTGAATCAGTCAAGGCACGTATCGATAACTTAACAGGTACTTATCTTTTTATCGATTACGGTGAGTTTTCTTCCAAGAGCGATTACCGGAATTCTATCGAAGATTCTCAAAAGTTGGCGGCTACTGTTGCAATGAAGCTATCGGATACTTCGGATCTTGTTGAAGAAGCCATCGCTTCTGCCATCTGTCTGAATTTGCTGAATACCTTGCGTGCCCATCTTCTATATGACGCCGAATGTGGCAAAATCTCTTGGCTTAGCCGTTCAACTATAAAGAATCACGATATCATTCCTTTTGTAGCGAAAGAATTGAAGTCGATTGGATGGACTATGATGTTCGAAGCCAACGCTGCCGATCTGTTCAATGTAAAGGAGCGAATGGCATCTTTTTAAGTCTGAATTTGCGGTATGGTTGATATATAGAATTAGAAGCAAGTAACATTCATTTAATATTTCCAATTTTAAATGTTAAATATCAGATTAATAACAAAAATATTATTGCCGGATTTTTATATCAATAATATTTTTGTTATTTTTGTGTCGTCATTAAGACAAGAGCTCTTATGAATAATGACGAAGAGCTAAAGGCTCGGATAGAAGAATTAGAGCAAGACCTCATCTTCTATCTCCGCAAGTATCACGAATTGACCCCTCGGGGAAAATGGATGAAAGCGGTGTTGGACAAGGAGATTAAGTCGATTGAAGAAGAAATCAAACGGCTGAGTCAACTTCTCTGACAGAAGGGTTTCCGCTCCCAAAGGCCAAGGGAGCGGATTCCTTTTTCACTTACAGTAGAATCTTTAAACAGTAGCAGCGTATGGATAAGGTAAAGCGTTTTTTTGAATTGAAGGAACTTTGGAAAAAAAGTCCTGAAAATGAACGTACGGAGATTGATAGCCAGCTTACCGACCTGATGGAAAGTTTAGATGATGCGGAACAGGAAGCTTTGAACGCCGCGATATCCAATGATTTTAGCCGGATGAAAGAAGAGGTGAAAGATATTCGCCGTACAATTACCATTCGTAGGCAATTAGCCCCGGTGTTACCCTTTCTTTCTGTATCTTATTTGGCAAAGACATACTTTGGCAAAAGTACTTCGTGGTTTTATCAGCGGCTCAATGGGAATCTGGTAAACGGTAAGCCTGCCAGTTTCACTCTTGAAGAACTCAATACACTATCTGTTGCTCTTTCCGAGTTGGGCGACATTATGATAGATACTTCTCGGTCTATCGCGAGACCGTAAGTCTTGATGACAACTTGAGAAGGGTTCTGGAAACAGGACCCTTTTTTTATGCTGTTATTTGCGAATACAGACATTTTAATGTTAAATATGTGTTAATAATGTAGTATAACTATTTGATAATCAAATTGTTGTGCTATATTTGTGCTGTATTTACTAAATAACTAATTAAGACAATTAACATTATGGAAACAAAAATCTGTATTTTTAAGGAGAATCCGATCACTTTTGCATTGGATAAAAACAATGGAATGATGGTAAATGCTACTGAAATGGCAAAAGCTTTTGATCGGGATTTGTATCAGTTTACAAAAAGTGAGGATACTAAAAAATTTATTGAAGCATGTCAAAAACCTGCAAATGCAGGTTTATTAGGAATCGTTAACGAATCAGATTTGATCATTTCACGTCAAAAATCAGGTACTTATATGCATCGCGTTTTGGCTATTAAGTTTGCAGCTTGGTTAAATCCTGATTTTGAGATCTGGGTATATTCCACTATTGAACGAATCCTTTTCGGAAAGCATGCACAACGTGAAGAATCTTTGGAACGTTCCTTGAAGTTTCAAAATGAATCAAAGCAGTTGAAAGATAAGGCTGATAAAACAGGAGAGGATTTTACGCGCTACTTAGAACTGGAACGTCAGTTGAAATATGAGAAGTCACTTCGTAAATCACTGACTGCAGCAGCCGTTACTGAAATGCGTAGTCTCTTCGAAGAAGATGAAGAGTAATTAAAAGAAAACAGCCGTGAGAGTACAGACTCACGGCTGGATATTAGTTTCCATAAATTCAATATCTATTTCTATTTATAGAGATAGAACTAAAAGTCTTATCCGGTAAACGGGTAAGACTTCTTTGTATGTATCCCTTTTTTTATGCTGACATTTGCGAATGCAGACATTTTAATGTTAAATATGTGTTAATAATGTAGTATAACTATTTGATAATCAAATTGTTGTGTTATATTTGTGCTGTATTTATTAAATAACTAATTAAAACAATTAGCGTTATGGAAACAAATTTTATTACAAGAGTGAACAATGTAGACATCGTAGCAACAAACAATGCTGAAAAGTTAGTGCCAATTAAGCCAATTTGCGAAGCTTTGGGGATTGATGCTAAGGTTCAAAGAAGCAAAATTCAAGATGATCCGGATTTGTGTTCAGTTGGGGTGCTGAGCACCTCAACTGGAGCTGATGGCAAACAGTACGAAATGTATTGTTTACCTATTCAATTTGTATTCGGATGGCTTTTTACTGTCAATCCCAAAAATGTGAAAGAGGAAGTACAAGAAACTGTTCGCCAATATCGTATGGAATGCTACCGTGCTCTCTATGAATACTTCACAGAACCGCAAACTTTCTTGAAGCAGAAACAAGTATTAATGGAGAAGAAAGTTAATGAATACCAATCGAGACAGAGAGATTTCAAAGATGCACAAAAACTGATGAATGAAGCAAAAGCAGAATTAAATCAAGTAATGAAATTTACTATTGAAGATTGGCGCGCTAATAATAGACAGTTAAGTCTCTTCACTGATGACGAATAACAGGTAAATAAAAACTTCAGCCGTGAGAGTACAGACTCACGGCTGGATATCAGTTTCCATAAATTCAATATAAAAGTTTTGCGCTTTCAAATATTTTCTTCATATTTGAAGTGCCAATATACAACCATTTCATTAGCTCCTCATATCGTGTAATCCGTAAACAATCGGATTCCGGGTGGTTCCGGTTGGCACACGATATGAGGAGCTGTATTTATTCTGATGGATCAAAGCGATAAATTAGCAGATATTATTCTGCAGGCATTACATCATATTCCGGATTATTTATCTGTTCAAGACAATATTCTGAAACCTCTTAACATGGATATAACAGATAAGGAAATAATGTTGGTACGCAAGCGGCTTTCCATGCTTGACTTAATAGTGGAACAATATCCGGAATCACCTAAGTCATTAATAAAGATTACTCCCAAAGGATACCAAGCCATAGAATATTTTGGTACCTATGAAGCTTATAGTAAAGAACAGAAGAAAACGGCTTTGACCGAACGAAGAATACGATATTTAGAAGAAAAAAATATTGAGCTAAAGAATCTGAATATTATTGTAGGGGTGATTTCATTTATAATAGGCATCCTACTATCAAGCCCACTAAAAAGCATGTTGAGACAATGGTTAGAATCCGAATGATAGAATTCTTTAATAATAAGAAGTCATTGGATAATTCATTGATCTCTTTTTCTAACTGGATTAATTTAGATTCATCTTTCATAACTTATTGATTTTGACACAAAAATACGAATAATATTAAATAACTTGATCTAATGGATAAATTGTTTCCATAAATTCAATATAAAAAGTTTGGTGCTTTCAAATATTTTCTTCATATTCGGATGCCCAAAATAAATTAACCTGAATCTTCTGTCAGCGTGTAATCTTTATTAATAGGATTCTGGAGTAATTACCAGTGGGCGCACGCTGACAGAAGATTTTTTTATATTATACTATGGATTTTAAAGATAGCATTAAACAATTGTCAGACAGAGTGTTGAAACTTAAAGACAATATCCTTACGGAAGAAGCTACTAAAAATGCATTTATCATGCCTTTTATTAATGTACTTGGTTATGATGTTTTTAACCCTTTAGAAGTTGTTCCTGAAATGACTTGTGATATCGCTATGAAAAAGGGTGAAAAGATAGATTATGCCATTATGAAAGATGGGGATCCAATTCTTCTTATTGAATGTAAACACTGGGCGCAAGATCTCAATTTACATGACAATCAGCTAATAAGGTATTTTAATGTATCAAAAGCTAAATTTGGATTACTTACTAATGGTATTATTTATAAATTTTATACAGACTTGATGGAACCTAATAAAATGGATGAAAAACCATTTTTGGAGGTAGATGTTACGGATTTAAAAGATAATCAAATTGAAGAATTAAAGAAGTTTCATAAGTCATATTTTGACATTGAAAATGTTTTGAGTTCTGCCAGTGAATTGAAATATACGGGGGAACTCAAGGGAATTATTGCAAAAGAATTTGTAAATCCTTCTCCTGAATTTGTGAAATTCTTTGCAAAGCAAGTTTATGATGGTGTTATAACAGCTAAACTGCTTGATCAATTTACCTCATTGACCAAACGGTCTATTAGTACTTACGTTAGTGATCTTATTTCAGAAAGGCTCAAGTCTGCATTAAAAACAGAAGATATTGCTGAGAAAAGAGATTTGGGTGAAGAGATGCAAGTAACTTCTATTGTTGAAGAGGAAAAAGATAATAAAATAGTGACTACAGAAGAGGAGATTGAGAGTTATTTGATAATAAAGTCTATTCTTCGCCCTTATATTGACATTTCAAGAATTGTATATAGGGATGCACAAACATACTTTGCCATACTGTTGGATGACAATAATCGAAAACCTATTTGTCGTATGTATTTTAATAGTATTTCAAAAAAGTATATCTCTACATTTGATGAAAATAAAAAAGAGACAAAACATGAAATCGCTTCGCTAAATGATATATATAATTTCTCTAAAGAATTGGTTGATGTGATTAATGTATATGATGGAAAATAAATTTCTTAAAAGGAACTTAAAAAAAAGCTTTTGTTTTATTTTTTAAAATATTATTCCCATATTTGCAGAGTCAAAAGTTACATCGTCATTAGTTGACGTCGTGAGCAACGAATAATGCTCAATATGAATTTGGGCTTTTTTTATGCCCATACATCGTCTTCCTAATATTAGGAAAACGATTCGAAATACATAACGATATGGCGGCTGCCTTTCCCAACATTTATTATACGCTCCGGCGGACTAATGATGTGACTTTTGACGAAGCGGGAGATGGCAGCCGTTTTTCTGCCTAAATGTCAAAAGTCACATCATTATGAAAAAAGAAAACCAACGCGCCCGCGGACGCTATGTATCCGCTGAAAAGGTTCAGCAAATGTTTGCCGACCTTGGTGTTGAACTTTGTTTGGGCCGCAAACGTATCCGCGCAGCACGCAGTGAGAAATCTATTTCCATCTATGTCAATGGTGGTACAGTCAACATCAGCTTTAATGAGAAAGGAGGTCGCCCATGAGTACTTCCATATTTGAAGTTGATAAAGAGGTCCATTATTCTGATATGCATAAAGAATATGAAATATACACTATTATCATGAATTCTAAAGATATAATGTCCTGTTGTAGGGATTCACTGATTGAATTGCAGCAGTTAATAACTTTAGCACTTAACGATCAAAAGGAGGAACCTAAATGAAAACAGAAGTTAATGGTATTGTTTTAACGGATGAATCTATAGAAACCATCCGTCGTTTTCAAGAGGATGGCGTAGAAGATCATATTGAAATCCTTGAATATATGATTGATGTATTACTCTGTGATGGTGTACCCCTTTTTTTGAATGATCCCAAAGTTCGTTTATCACATATTCAGGATTTACGTTATATAGAAAAGCTCATACTAACATTTAAAAGACCACAAAACGATGGAAAATGATAAAATCACCGATGTCAGCATCTATATTGCTGGATTACAAGCTACGTATCGTCCTGCACCTGATGCCCGGCATACTACCCATTGGTTCTCCACCGATGAAGTCTATACTGCCATTAAGAATCTGGATCCTTCGGCCTCTATTACTAAAGAGCAAGTCTTTCTGGCTATGATCGATGCCGGTTTTAAGTTCCAAAATCGTCCCGGTGCATCCGGATGCGATTTCCGCTGGATGCTTCAGGAACGTAATCAATAATAAAAGGTCCGGGAACTACCTTCGTTTAATTCCGTTACACAAAAGATTGGCCGGTAGTTCCCGGCTTTTTTTGTGTCCTTTTCCCTTTCTTTTTCCCTCGCTACATTCGCTAAACTTATTTTCAGCGAATCATGATCACAGAAGACTTAATCAGAAAAAGATTTGTCCACGATACTATGTCTCAAGGAATTAATCAAATCTATCAAACTCAAGAAAGTGTAGTTAGTACCTATCTGCATACACGTTCTGGCAACTTATTGGCACATCTGCAGCGACGTCCGTTTTCCTCCCATGTTTCAGACGCTAAAGCAGAGTATTTTATGCGCATTTTCCCTTATCTGCGATATTTGGACATCTCTTACAGAAAGCGTAATGATCGCATCTCCCGTCATCTCCGTAGAAATCTTGCTCTCTATAATAGAACGGTTTGGGGAGTTCTCTATCATGAAACCTTCCCGGAACTTCGACATGGTTTCAATGACGAAATCCGGAATTCCATCCGTAAAGAACTCGAGCAGGCACTTCAATATGAACAATCGCAAAATTGGTAATAGATTATGGCTCAAAAAAAACATCTATCCGAGGACGAAATCAAAGTCATTATATCAGCTGAGACTGCTGAAGCTCAACAGGAAATTCATGCTCTTACGAAAGAAACAAAGGAACTTAAGAAAGAAGAACGCGCTCGACGCAAAGCTATGGTCGATCTTGAGTCCCAGGGAAAAAAGAACTCTAAAGCATATAAGAACCTTGAAAAGGAAGTTAAAGAATATTCTAATCGGATATCTGAAAACACTGATAAGGTCCGTAAGCTAACTCGGCAACTTGATGTCAATGCCATGTCAATGCGTCAGTTAAAGTATCTTGCAAAGGAACTTACAGGAGAACTTGAAGATATGTCCGAGGCCGCAAATCCGGAAGAATATGCAGCATTGAGTAATCAACTCCGTTCAGTTCGGATGCGGATGGATGATCTTCGGAATAAAGGTAGGAATATTAGTACCGAATTTGGTTCGGCAGAATCTATGCTTTCCAAATGGAAAACGGCAGCAAAGGCATTTATTGCTGTAAAACTTGTCGGATACCTCACTCAACTGAATTCAGCCGTTTATCGTACCCGAAAAGAGTTTGCCAAATACGAAGCGGTTCTTCGTAATACTTTTCAGTCTCAGGAGAAAGCTGCACAAGCAATGAAAATGCTCCAGCAATTGGCTGCTGATACTCCTGGATCCCTGAAGGAGTGGACAGAAGCATTCATTAAGTTAGTTAATCGGGGAATAAAACCGACCTCATCTGAACTCACCAATATGGGTGATCTTGCTGCTTCTCAAGGGAAAAGCATTGATCAATTCATAGAGGCAGTACTTGACGCTATGTCCGGTGAGAATGAACGTCTCAAAGAGTTCGGTATTAAAGCTAATAAAAATGGTAATACAGTGAAGTACACTTTCCGAGGTGTCACTACTGAAGTTCAAAACTCTGACGAAGCTATTAAAAACTATCTATTGTCTCTCGGACAGCTTGAAGGAGTGGCCGGCTCTATGGCTGTCCAAATGAAAGAGCTTGAAGGAGTGGAGTCTAATTTTGGAGATACCATAGACAATATGTGGAATAAGATCGGAAAACGTATGGAACCATTCTTTAAGAAAATGTATTCTTGGGCATCCTCTTTCGTTTCAGATATCACCAAGGCGGTCGAACCTTTATCCGATACTTTCGACGATCAATTAGAGAAAGTGGTTAAGCTTGAAATGACTCTTCCAGGCATGACTAAACGCTATGAAGAGCTTGCAGGTAAGCTCAATCGTAATGCCGACGAACAGAAAGAACTTAATACTCTAATAGCAAATCTCTCTTCCATAGTTCCTTCTGCTGTATCCGAATGGGATCAATATGGAAATGTAATCTCTCTCAATACAAGTAAGATACATGATTACCTCAATGCGGAAAAAGCCCGGTTAAACTACGTTCATCGTGAGGAAATTAAGAACCTCAAGGAGAAACAAGAAAATGCAAAAAAGGAAATAGAATTACTTGCCGCACAAAATGAAAGAGGAAAAGTTTGGGCTGGTGGCACGGGGTATGGTAATACTAAGGATCAAGGGATGCGTGTAATAACCGATGCTGAACGTGCTAAAAATACTGAACGAATAAAGCAGTTGAAGGAAGATCTCGCTGGTATTGATGCCCAATTGGATAAAATTTCAGGCTCCGGTATCGAAAAGATTGTGCAGGACCGTATAAAATCACAGAAAGATATGACGGCAGCCCAGGAACGTTTCAATAATATGAATAAGTCCATGCTTTCCGCCTGGCTCAAGGACGAAAAGAATGCTGCTGATCAATACCGTGAGATAGCTGAAGAAATCTACAAAAACCGGTTTCCCGATAAACCGGCAGATCCGAAAGCTGCGCAAAAAGCTCAAGCTGCTGCCGAAAAAGAAAAGAAAGCTACCCTTGATACTGAGAAGGCTGCTATTCAGTCCATGGAGACTCTTCGCGAAGAAGATTTGCAAAATCAGCAGAAGTGGTACAACACCTCTGTCTATGCATTCAATGCCGATCTTTCTGAGAAGTTAATCACTAAGGAGCAGCATGAGCTTCTCATGATCGAACTCGACAAGCAGAATGCAGAGAACCGCCTGAAGATAGAACAGGCATACTATCAGGATGCCCAGTCACTTGAACTCAAGAATGCTGACCTCAAAGAAGATCTTGTCCGTAAATCCAATCAACGTGTACTTGATTCCGAAAAATCGGCTAACGCTGCCCGTGCTGTGGAACAGGCTAAGTTAAACGATCTAATCAAAGATTTTAAATCGCAGTTTAAAGTCACTACGGTAAAAGAGGATTTTCAGGCGCAAATGTCGGTACTTGAGGCTGCTTACCAGGCCCGAAAGGAAATGGCTGAGAAGAACAATCTCGATACCACTGAAATCGATAGAGCCTATTACGCAGCCAACGAACAACTCGAAGCGGATCATAAAGCCAAGATATTGGCTATCCGCAATCAGTATGGCCTTTCTACCCAGCAAGAACGGTTCGATACCGAACTTTTACAACTGAAGACAGCACGTGATCAGCAGCTACTCACCGAAGAAGAATATGAACAAGCTGTTCAGAATCTGAAACGTGATTCCTACAAAAAACAATTCGATTACTATTCCGGCCTTTTTTCCGGTGCTGTTCAGGCACTTCAACAAGCTGAGATGGACAATGTCGATGCTCAGTATGACGCTGAGATTGAAGCAGCAAAGGGTAACTCCAAAGAGGTAGAGCGTCTTGAAAACGAAAAGGCACAAAAGAAACTCGACATTCAAAAAAAATATGCTGATGTCAATTTCGCCATCAAAACCTCTCAAATCATTGCCGATACTGCAGTCTCTATAATGAAGGCTTTTTCCGATCTCGGTCCGATAGCCGGTGCCGTTGCAGCTGCACTCATGGGCATTACTGGTGCTGCCCAGATTGCGTCTGCCAATGCCGAGCGTAAAAAAGTCAAGAATATGACTCTTTCAGGAAGTTCCTCTTCTTCCAAAAGCGGTGCCCGTGTTGCTACTGGCCGTGAGTCCGGAGGAAAGATCGACGTCAAACGTGCCCAGGATGGTAAGTTCTTTCCCAATACTGATTACGATCCCGACGCTCGTGGTTTCATTGATCGTCCTACCGTTATAGTAGGAGAGGGGCCTTCGGGGCACTCTAAAGAATGGGTTGCCAGCAATGCTGCTGTATCCAATCCTACCATTGCTCCCATTCTCGATATACTTGATAAGTCTCAACAGGCAGGTACTATCCGCACGCTCGATCTGAATCAGGTTATTCGTGCTCGCATGGCCGGTTACTCTTCAGGGGGTACTATCTCTAAGACTACCGTTTCTTCACCGGATCCCGTATCTTCGGATTCGGGAGTAACACTTACTCCCGAACTTATGAGGCGGTTTGCCAATGCCATCATTAATATTGATGAATATGGGATTCCCGCCTCCGTTTCTCTTACCGAGTTTGAACGTAAACAACAATTGCGCGATCGTTCCCGTAATCTTGCGAAAAAATAGCCGTATGAAAATTATTAATACTCACTTCAATCAACCCTATCAACTCTCTCCTGGTACACAGTTGGACGTTGAACGCCCCAATCTTTTTTTTAATGAATGGGGAGAGCAGACTTTCCCGGTCGATCTTCCTGATACTCCTATCAACAGAAAGATGGTTGGCTATGCCGATATGTTGGGAAATGTTTCAAAGCCCTCAACAGATATCAATTGCACCATTCAGGACGGATCTTATTTCATGTCCTGTCGCCAAGCCATCTTTTCTGCACAGAGGAAAAAAGGATTCAGCACCTCTTTTTATATCAATGAAGGTTCTTTTCTTTCCCGCCTGTCCGAAACCGCACTGGCCGATGTCTTTGGAGATGAAACCATTCCCGGAGTTGCTACCGTTCAGCAAGGCATTGACTTTTGTCGTTCACTGCTTGACAACACGAACCCTAATTTTTCAGTCTTTCCTGTCTGGTTGGACCTGGATGGAGAGCGCCGTATGGTCAACAAGGTAGATCGCTACAACGCCAATGGTAATTATTCATCTTCCGGTACCATCAATTTTTACAACGCCTTTCCTCGTTCCGAAACTATTAACGACTCGGTTATATCACTTTCTCCCGGATATTACATTACTCCTTTTCTCCGCGCATCTTACCTCTTGCGACGCGTATTTTCCTATTTCGGATACCAACTGCTCACTAACTTTTTCGATACCGTTCAACCTTTTAAAGACATGGTATTAATCAACAATACCATAGACTCTTTAGTTAATGGCACCATCCTTCTTGCACATCTCATACCCAACTGTATGTGCAGTACTTTATTGAATGTCTATCGCAAGAAGTTTTGTTGTGAGTTTATCCCCGATGAAGCTAACCGCACGGTAACTATTGAGTTTCTTCGTGATATCGTTAAAGAATCCCCTTCTGTAGATCTCACCGGAGTATTGGTTTCCGAACCTGTTATCGAGTTTTCCGGATACAAACAGATAAAGATTGCTTCTGAAAACAATGTCTCCCTTTACGATCTTTTTGATTCAACAGCTGAGATCTCATCTAAATATCCCGAAGCTTCTCTCGATCAGAAATACGGTTGGTATACCAGGATCGGATATGGCGAATTTTCAGAAGTCACTCAAATCGTTGCCGACTCCATCCAGCCTTATTATATCGGAGGCAACTTACCGGTTTTCGAAGTCAAAGTTCCGGATTGTGCATATTCCATGATTGCTGCTACCTACCGTTCCAGTTCCAGCTCACAACTCCCTCCGTTGGGAGAGAAACTGCCATGGCCGGTTCCCTATATTGGTGACGGTCGTACCTTGAATTCCACAATAGTCATTTCATCTTCTGATAGCGATACCTCCGAAGATGATGAGAAAACCACAACTGCAGAAGATAAAGAACAGCCGCCAATGCTCGCATTTACTTATTTCGACACTATAACACACGGCACTAATCATACTGCTGATGGCCGTTGGGAGTATTCTTTACTCTATAATGGTGAGCATGGAATCTACGAACGGTTTTATAGGGATATGGACAACCTTCTCCGAAATTCTTTGCATCCCGTTAAAGCTGACCTGCTGCTGTCTTCTACTCAGAAAATGAATATTAAGTCACATTCTAAAGTCTACCTCTGTGGACAGGAACTTCTTATAAATAAACTCGTTTACAGTATTGGTGGTAAGGACGAACCTAAAGAATCTGAGTTTTTCACCACTTTACTTCACACTCCGGTTAAAGTTGCTCCTCCCGAATCCCAGCGCTTTCTCCCGAATCAAAAATACAAGTGGAAGGTTCAGCGTACCTCTTATAGTATTACGCAGGATGAGTTCAATGCTTCTCCTTCTCAGGTTGAAGGCCTTCGTAGTTCTATAGATCCCCTGCCGGCCATTTATCCCCTGCCACCTACCCAGTCACAGTATAACAGTGGAGGAAGTTACTTTCATCGCTCCTATGCTCGACATTCGATTGGGCGTGATGGAAGAGATTATTGGGAGAAAGTAGAATGGTCATTAACGCCTATATTATTCTCTGAAGAATAAAAGTTGTCCTTTTATTCCCACCCTCTTATTCCTACTTTCGTTTCAAAATAATAGCTATTGATATGACGATTCTTCAGCAACCAGATGCGTTATCTCTTTCCGGGAATATTAAGGATTTCCGCATTAGTACTCCCGGAAAAATTTCATTCGTACTCCTGCAGGGAGCTACTGAAATCTTGTCGCAAAATTACGATCCCGGCCAGGATGGTCTTGTTACTATAAGTTTGAAAGATATCATTCATTCATGTCTCTCTTTCCAGCTTCAGGAGTCGTCTCAGGTCTATCTGCAACCAACCCTTGCCGATACGTTTACTGCCCGTTTTTCTGATGAGTATGTTGTCAATCCCGATATTTCTGGAGATCCGGTTTATACCGATATCACTTTTCGTGCTGTTCGTGCAGGTATAGATCGTTTTGCCGATACAGCAACAAATTTTCTGACTCAGAACTTTCTTACCTGGCAGCCTACTGTTAAGCCGGTTACTTATTATTCACCGGAGTTTCTTACCTATTATGCAGTTGTCCCCTGCATCGTGAAGTTACGTGCATACTTTACCGATGATTCCGGATCCGTCATTACTCAGAAAGATATTACTCTTTCTGACTTCGAAGCCGGAAAAGCATATACCATTCCTTTGCAATATGCTTCTGTTGCAGGGAAACTCGACAATGAGCTTCCTGGCTATTATGACGTATGGATTGAAAATACGGAAGGTGTTCGTCTCACCTATATACAGAGATATTATGCCTCCGATATGTTATCCGAGCAAGAACAATGGATCCTATTCGAGAATTCTCTGGGAGGTATCGATACTTTCCGTGCATATGGTTCATCTGATTTCACTGGCGAACATACCCATAACATAGCCGAGATAGAAGACAACTCTTTGGAATATCGTGTTGACACCGAACGTAAATTTCAAAAAAATACCGGTCATCTTAATGCCCAGGAACGGCGTTGGTTACTTGATTTTTTTCCCTCTTTGTCAAAGTACATCTATACCGGATCTTATCTTCGTCCGATTGTTGTAACAGAGAGTAACGTCACCTATACAGATCGTGAACTCCCCAGCAATTATACTTTCACTTACAAGTATGCCGATGCCCGGCCCTTTCTTAACATTCCGCGAACCGAACCTGCCGGAGATTTAAACATCACCGTTCCCGGTGTCGGGTCTTTTACAGTGCCCCCTCGGCTTGTTGAATTTCCCCGCCTTCCACTCACCGAGGGGGCACTTTTTCCCGTGCAGGATCCTTATTCCGAAAAGTGGTATACTGCCACTTCAGGATCCTTAAGTGACTTTATCGCCAACCGCCTTTCAAAGAATTATGATGGTAACGGTGGTATTGGTCACCAACATGATAATTTTGATCTTCTTCAACTATTAACTTATACCGCAGAATATCTGCTTGTTGCCGGAAAGAAGATCAAAGCAGGATATGCAGAAGAATCTTACACTTTTTGTGATAATATGTCGCAGGAGCTTATCACTTTTCTTAAAGGCTTAGTCTCCGAAGGGCTAATTACTGCCGGCAATGGTATTCAGTTTGGTAAGAGTTTTGCTTCCGGCCTAACCGGCCATGGCGGAAGTATTACTTCTGCCGGTCACGGCGAACTCAGATCGTTACGTGTCAATGAGTGGTTTGAAACTTCTGAATTCAGGTACAACTATGTGGACGTTACCACCGGTGAGAAGTGGTCTGCCCCGGGTGGCGGCATTATAGAGTCCGTTATAATGGATACCGATCCGGAAGGGAATGAACTGAATACCGGTGTCGTGACCTTGAAATTGGAAGCCGGGCAGATTGGCGCGGTCGCTTTCGATGACCTGGCAATGGGCATGTACCATTATGAATCAGGCAATGCTACGGAGGATTACGATGACGGAAAGGGTAACCGCAGATTCGCCGGATTCACGACTGTATTTTTCCGCATTACTGAAATCATAGGAACGGGACTCAACAGTAAATTCCGTTTTGAGCTTCGTAATGCTTCGGATAACTATCCTAATCCCGTATCGCCTACTGCAATGATGCATTTCGTATGCTTTGGTAACGTTAGCAATAAGTCCCGTCAGTCAAGCATGTACCAGACGCGTACTTATACGCGCTATCTAAAGAATGTTGATTGGTGGGAATATTCCTTCTCTAACATTGCAATGCAGTTCGGTGATCTTTCCAACCTGTCCGTATTCGGTGCGGACATGACCGGGTATTCGGCTTATGTCGATAGTTTGTATTTTACCGGAAAGATAGAACAGTTGAAAAAGATCGTTGAAGATACTTTGGGTACGGGTGATTTACGTATGGAGATTGATTCAAGTGGCGGATATTTTGTTATCGACAATAAGATAGATACGACACTCACAGCTAAAGTATTACGCTATTTCAAGAATGTTACAGGTGAAGCGACCAGATGGGAATGGACCAGGGAATCCGGGACAGACTTGGTAGACATAGCGAGTGATGCAATCTGGAATGAAAATCATTCCTCCGCCCGTGAGAGTGTACATATAACTGAAGACGACGTAAGGACCGATTCTGTGAAATTCATATGTGAAGCCACGGTAGGTGTTGCAAAGGTCAGAGAAGAAGTAACATTTTAAAAAGATAAATTATGGAAGCAAAAACATTAAAGAGAAAAATGACAGGGAATCGCATCAGAGTAATAACTAATTGCAGATTCGCTCCAAACAAAGAATTGTCCGAAACGAATCGCAATGTAGTGATAAAGAAACTAAGGTTTACTGACACTAAAGAGAGCTAAATGTTTGCACTTTCTACATTGGTATGCTACACATGTTTGGAGTTCTACTTGATCTTCCAAAAAATCACCATCATAGGAATAGCTTGGAAGATTAAATCGTGTATCCAAAAAGTCATGTTCGGCACACCCGCAATAAGGACATTTCATCTCTTTAAGTTTTGGCTCTAATTCTGTTCTGATTTCGGCCAATTCTAATTGAGTAAATTTCATAATAATAATATTTTAAATGTGACATACAAAAATAATAATAATCAGGGTGTATTTTTTATTTCAAATGATAAAGTTTTAAATGTGACAGTTTATAAATCTTTGGAGGAAGTTTACCCTTTGTTCTTTAATAATAAAATTATATGGCAGTAATTAACAGAGTTTATTCCCCATTACGCACCCAGCTCTCAATGGATGTAGCGGAAGGGACATTAACGCAGGAGTATGATGCTAACAACAAGATCTATACACCGGACAGACGCATACGTCCTACGGCGATACTTCCGGTATGTGGCATCACAGATGCATCAGAAATAATTGAGAGCGGAATAGTAAACCGCTATATTACGGATGTGAAGTGGTATGAGAACGGAATTAAGGACGTAAATCTAATATCTCCGACAAGTGTTCATTATAAAATAGATTATTCTTCTGAAACGAATAATCGGGGAAGAATAACGGTTTATAAGAATGTAAATTCGGATAGTCCCATTACATTGTTCTTTACGGCAAACTATGCCGATATCGTTAATGGGAAAGTACGCAGAAAAGTTTCATTCTTGGGAAGTGTAATATTATCTTCCAGCATATCAGCTTCTTCTCCGATTGTACTCAAAACGGAAACTCTAAGAGGAACACGATACAATCCTCTTTCCGAATTGAAGTACATGACTCTATCGGCAGACCTATATTCCGGAAACACCATCATTCCTGCCGCTTACTGGTGGTACAAGAAAGAAAACGGACAGAATAACCTAATTACTGATTATGTCGGATATAACCTTCGCGAATTGCAAGTCCCTTCGGCAAGCTTGAAAATAGGTACACTGAACGATTACCTCTGCAAGGTGCAGGACTGCCGTCAGAATCTGACAGAGATACGAAACGGGTACTTGCAGGAGAATCTCGACAAGATATCCGGTTATCCACGTAACTTGTTGGCTAAGCAGTACTTCCTTGACCTGAATGATGAGATCAATCCCGGTGTCGTAACTGAAGGGGAAGATGCGAACGGGGAGTATATATGTATACCGAATCCATCTACGTTATATGCTTATATAGGTAGAGATGAACATCGCGATTTATTCTCCGGAAAGATGTCTTTTAAAGAGAATACAGTATATGCTCTACGTGTTGTGGGAAAATATATTTCAGAAGTAGAAAGTAAATGGGGTATTTCATTTACGATAGCGTACACAGATGGTTCGGTTTCAGATACCTTACGAATTACCTACATTTCTAATAAAAAAGTAGAGGCTGTGCATAAAAGTACTCCTGGAAAAACGATATCACATATTTCATGTTCATATGGATCTACTATTCCGACATACATCTACGACATCCAGATCACCGAGGACTACAACTACAACCTTTTGGAAGGGGATACGGAAGAGGTTACTGTTGAAGCTGGGGAAAAAGAAAATG